GCATATTCTTAGCAACTAATGCCGAACCAGTAAATACCTCAAATGAAATTGCAGTTTGCTCTAATTGAGCCGATGTTTGTAATGCTGATTTAATAAATAATCCAAAAGATGCAACTGATAATGTTGTTCCAAGACCAGAGAATAATGAAGATATTTTGCCCATTGAAGAACCAATACTACCACTTGCTATACCTGTGTTTTTTGATAAACTACTAAGTGAATTTGATAAATCTTTAAGCTTAGATTTAGCATCGGCAATATCCGCACCAATTATTATCTTAAAATCATTATTTTCTCCTGCCATTACTTTAATGAATTAACCCATTTTAAAACTACTTCATCCGAAAGATACTCTTTTTCTTTTGTTTTTTCTATACGTTTACCTATCTTGTCTGTCCACAATGGAATTAAGTCTTTAGGCTTAGGAACTTTGTCACCACCCATTGATGCTAAGGATGCCCACATTAAATTTCTTGTAATATCCCAATCCTCTGCCTTCCTAAATTCAAAACCATGTTCATAGTCAAGAAATTCCCCTAAAGTCATCCTTTTCCACTCCCATGGTTTTAACCCCGTTCTATAAATTCTTGTGAGGATACTACCCCACCTAATTATTTCTTTTTTTTTATAGTTGTATCTTGTGATGGTTGATCTAAATCACTTGGCATTAAGTCCTTAGTAATCCATTCTACAACATTAACAACCTTAGCTTGCATTAACCACTTAGTAGCAATCATTCTTGATGATTTAAGCTTAGTTAATAATGATTCAGCTAATTCATCATCTCCACTACAAAATAGATGGTATATGTGGCCACTAAGTAGCATATCACGAGTAATGTCAATTAATTTGCTTGGATCATTTTCAAATTCTTGCATATTAACTAAATCATTAAACTCGCCTCCTAATTCTTTAACATAAACATCGTTTATGCAACCAAGCGAGAAATCAAATGTGATTTTTTTGTTTTCAAATGTTATTGTACGCATTGTTTGTTTTGGTTTTGTGTTAAAAGCAAATAGGGTAGAGAAATTCCCTACCCCAAATGTAAACAAAAAAATTGAATCTCAATAGATTATGCAGCAACTGTTGGTACTAAAGTACCTGTACCCTTTAATTTTAAATCACAAGTAGCAATTGTTTGATCTCCAGATTTAACAGGCATAGATTCAACATAAGCTGAACCAGTTAAAATTGTTGCACCAGTAGCTATCGTTTTAAATACAACCGTTAATGAAGTACCAGCAAACCATGCAGCTTGGATAATATCATAAGTTGTTGTTGTTGCTGGATCAGCATAATCAACTTGAAAAGTTGCTGATAAACCCCATGATTTACGGCCCGGTATTGCCGTTGCCCAATCTCCACTATCTTTTGAAGAAGTTTCAATCATACTTGTTGATAACTCAATATCACAAGTTTGCTCGTTAATAATTTTATTTCCACCTATGAAGACCCTTAGGTCTGTACCTTGAACTAATGCCATATTATTTTTAATTTAATTGATTTAATAATTGAGAGAACAAAATTGTTTGTTCTACTTGCCAACCCGTAGGCAATTGTAATATTAATGAATTTGTTTGATATTCACAATTTATGACTTGCCAAGTACTTAAATATTGGCTAATACCATAAGTATTATTAGAAGTAATAATTCTTGCTATAATTAAATTAGCAATATCATTAACTTCTTTCTTACCACCTTCATCTGAAGTATATTTTTGAATAATATTAACTTCAATTGTAGTATCTCGTTGAAAACTATCTTTACTTCTTAATCCTCTTGATAATTGATCACTTAAAACAATACAAGGATAAACTGCTCCATTTGGAACAATTTCATCATATACATTAACTGCTTGGCTATTATAAGTTATACCACTTAATGCTTGAAAATAAGCTTTTCGTAAATCATAAGCACAATCCCTATTTATCATTTGAATATATTTTTAACAAAAGAAGAAGTTTGTCTTGACAACTCCCTTTTAGATAATACAAAATACTTTAAAAAAAATCTCTTATGAACTGGTGAACGTGGAGGCTTTGCTTTAGGGCCATAGTTATTTGCAAATTTAGAAAACTCCGAATAATCACCAGTTAAATCTACATTTGGCCTTGTTCCAAAATCCCAATAAGGAGCATACTTTGCAGTAAAACCTATTTCAAAAGATAAATTACCCTTACTAATTTTTTTAGGAACAAATGTTTGACTATTTTTTAAAGCACCGGTTCTTCTTGGAGCCTCCGCATAAGAATTATTTTTAATAAAGTTAGCCTCTTTTGTAACTAAATTGTCCATAGTATTCTCAGTTTGAGTGATAGCATTATCAATCTTAGCTTTTAAACTATCCAAACCTTGAAAACTAAATTTAATCACTTCTTCTTGCTGCTTTAAAAGTTAAATCTTTTTTAGTAAAATCTGCATCAATAATATTAGAGATAGCATATTCAATACCTCTTACTTCTAAGATGTCAGTTGTTCTTGGAATAAATTCGGCTCGGTATCTCATCTTTCCTTCAAAGGATTGATTTGTGCCAAAGTTGGCACTCTCAATGTTTCTAATACCGCCATAATTACCATAGAACGAACTTGTTTCCGCAAAGTATATACTTGTGGTATAACTTGAATATGTTACCCCCGATAAACCTCCCGCACCATCGGATGTCCCCGATAGTTTTCGTTTAAATATCCCTTTAACTCTATTTAACTTATTATACATATATTGGGCGATAATGTCTAATTCTATCTTTAATAGCTTTTAAAGCTAATCTTTTATCTTCAACTTTATTATCAAAATCTACGGCTACAATATCTAATACCGCATTTCTTAAATCGGCAGGCAATGTAGTATATCCTGCAACAAAAGTGATTTTAATACCACTTGCAGAATAAGCACTAATCTTAGTTTTATCAATACTTGAAGTATAAGTTAATGCAACATTATTTGCATCGGTTACCGAAGTAATAGATTGAACTGGACTATAAACTAATTCAATAGTTCCATTAATCTCTTTAAAAGATTGTCTTAATGTTTTAGTCTTTAAAGCCTTTTGAGTAAATATTTCAACCTCACGAAATGCCGATGCTAACAAATTAGTTAGTTGGGCATCGTGATCAGCAAAATCTACATTTACATGGTCTTTAACTTCGGCCAAAGTTATTGGAATAGCTAAAGCATCGGAAGTTATAGTAACATCTAATCCTTGTGTTCTTACAGGTTCTAATTCGTAAGTCATTATTTCTTCTTATAAGTAGGTTTTAATGCTTTATCTTGTGGAGACTCTACCGGATCGGTATCAACAATCACTTCCACATAACCTAATGAATTTAAACGATTTGCTCTTTCGACATCGTATTCAAGTATTTCTCCTTCTTCAATATTTCTTGACAAAGTAATATCATGAAATATCTTAATACATTTTACACTTGACATAATTTTATATTTAAAATTTTAAAAAAATAAGCCTACTGTTCACATGGGAAGTAGGCTTACATAATCATAAAATGAAAACTAAAACTATGAAGTTGCGAAAGAACCTTTTCTCATTGCAGTAGAGAAATATATTGGCATTGCAATAGACTCCTCAATACGAACTGTTACTAAGTTTTTAGTGAAGTTATCACCATCTTCGTAAGCAAATTCAGTCATAATGTTATCTTCAAATAACAATTCAGCAGCCTTGTTTAAATCGGCAGTTAAGAATGTTCCAGAAGTAACAATATCAGTTGAAACGATTGGCACACCAGCGATTGACATTCTTTGTCCTAACAATAAAGCAGGATGAGAATAACCAGCACCACTTTCTTTATTAATCATCAATTCCATTTCATCAATTGGATTAACCAAGATAACTGAAGGAGCAAATTTTGCTGCTTTCAATTGTGCAATTGAGTTAGCTAATTTATCCCAACGGTTAGAAGCAATAGTTACAGTTCCAGATGGAGTGTAAGTAGATGCCGACTCATAAAGACCTGCAAAAGCAGAAGTTCCAGCATAATCGTACAAGTTAGTATCTTCGATGTCTAACAAATCATTTAACATTTGAGTAGAAACAAAAGATTGTAACCAAGTCAATCTCTGTAACATTTGCTTAGAAATCTTTGCGTATGCAGCGATAGTCTTAGGAGTTACCTCAGAGATTGTGAAATCGTAATCAACCTGTGCTTTAGAAGAACCTTCAGTTTGAATAGCTGGAGCACCTTCACCACTTGTCTTCTTAGCAAATTTGAACACACCATTTTGCTCAATTGTAGAAGTACGCATCAAATCACGCAAGTGAATAGCACGAGTTGGATCAGTGATGATAGTGTTAGATAAACCAGCAATAGAAGCTGCCCAACCTGCACCAATGTTAGCAGTAAGGTTCATGTCAGCTACTGCCTTAAAGTTCATTCCAAAAGCTGCATCTCTACGAGAAGACAAAGCCTTAAATTTATCAGCATTAGCCTCAAAAGACTTAGCTATAAAGTTTTCTGGTTTCTCAACAGATTTAGTCTTAGAATCTAAGATAGCATCAGATAAAGATTTCTCTACGTTACCTAATTTATCTTCTAAAGAAGCTAATTTCTCACCAGCATTTTTAGTGTTCTCGATCAAATCAGAAAGACCTAAACCTTCCATTTCACGACCAACACCTTTTTGAATCATTTCGTTAAGGTCACTTTTTACTTCCTCAACAAGTTTTTTAATATCTTCCATATTAACTATTATTTATTTAAATTTTCCTTTAAAATTAACAAAAACTCTACACTTTTCTTGCGTTCTTCTTCTACTGGATCAATAATGGGTGGAGTGGGGTTTTCCGACTTCTCTTTCTCATTGATTAGTGTAAATAATTCCGACTTGATAAAGTTATACTCTATTTCTAACAATTCATAAGTTTCATCCTTTAAATTTCCACTTTTTAATTGCTTATAAAGTTTATCGAATCTCTCTTGCAATCCTTTGGCATTTAAAGACTTTAATCCCATAAATGGAGTATCTGGATTAGCACCCCAAAGAACTGAAGAAAATTCATACAATTTAACTTCTTGAATTTGATAATATGCAGGAGTTCCATTTACCGCATCTACCTTTTTTTGCTTAATAGTATTGAAACCAATAGAATGTTGATTTATTAAACCTTCTGAATATAAAGTTAATATATCTTCACCAATTTCAGTATCAACAATTTTAGCCTCAAAATATAAACCATAATTATCCTCTTGTAAGATAATTGGTTTTCCTAATGGAGAGTCAGTACTATGATTATGTAAAAACCAAATTTCATTTTTACCACTTGGGCCTCTTTCACTAATTGTTTTAGTAAAAGCACCCGGCATAATCATATCACCCACTAAATCAATGTTACCAAACTTAGCTGCGTAACCAGTTACGATTCTTTGTTCGATGTTAACATCTTTTATTTCCCCCTCGCTTTTAAATATTAAATCTCTCATATTTTCTACTATTGATTGCAAATATAATAAAAATTCATAATTACCAAATTATTTATAAAAACATAAGTCCACATCGGCAATTAACTAATTCACTTGGTGGTGCGGAATTATCACCCGGGCCACTCATTAAATTGCCTCCAACATTAAACTTTTCATTTAAAGGTATTATTGGGTAACTCGCCATGGCATTATGCGAAGGTCTTTCCTTTCCATCTAAAATAACAATCCATTTTTTAGTCAAAACTTTCTTTTGTGACTCTGCCCAACTTTGTGATGCCAAGTTCATTATCTTGGTAATCTCAGTTCTTGCAATTGTTTGACTTCTAATAATATTCCTTGTAGATAAGTATAAACCAAGCAAAGTGATAATTGCAGCTTTAGGTACACCTCTATCTACTTGATCCTCAACAAATCTTTTAATGTCTTGCTTAATCGTATTTATAATACCTAAAACAATATAAAAGTAAGATATATCCCTAAACAATAATAAAAGCAATAATAACCAGTTCTCCTCAAAATTATCACCTTCTTCCTTCTTTTGATATTCATCTAAGAATTTACCTTGCTTTAAACCAAACTTGGTATAAGCATCACGCATTATCTCCAATAACCATCTTTCATTAAAGTGATTAGTTATATGAAATGTTTTAGGATTCCTTCCTTCTAACGAATTAAGGTAAGTCTTTGTTTCTACCGC